ATCGAACAGCCGCCTACAGACCGTCCATATTTCTCTATATATTCATAAATTCCATTGGTTAATGTATTCTCTCGATATCCTCCATCGAAAAGTATACCTAATGTTTCTAAAATAGATTTCTGATTATCTTGTTGATAGGCACCCGTATAAAAATACCCCGTACTATCGCCTACTAATGAATTATTACCACTAGCGGGAACACCCATTGGCTGTATCTGTGGTCCATAACCCATACTCATATCATAGGGAGCCGCAATCACATTTACAGGTAACATGTCGTATGGCCAATTCGTATAATTCGACCATTCATTTCTTAAATTCACATCATTACGCTGTAGAAAAAACATCCAATTCGCAATCATACCATTAGACGTCAGCTGGACTTTTTGTGAACCAGTAATATTTTGGAAATTATATTCAAAAACATCCTTTATTAGATAAACTTGGTCTTCCGCTGCAAATGCACGGGCTTCTTCATTTGAGAGGAATGCATAGGTCGCCATAATATGTATGTCCGCATTCCAGATATTCGTCTTATTTTCATAGGGGTCGGCTAATCCGTCTGGGTCAAACATGTCATATGCAGGAGGACTCTGTAAGAAATAATACATGTTGAATTGTGTCTGATTAAAATCGGGCTGTACATAGGGGTAATTATTCGCACTGTCAAAAACATCACGTACTTGGAAGAGTTCCTGTATTGGTCGGAAGGTAACATTAATATATAATTCATTATTTTGGAGACAGATAAGAGGAAATGCACAGCGGCTATCCATTGTAAACCACGTATTAATCGGAATAAAGAGTTGTCGGCCTCTAATCGATGGCTCAGACCCCCTCGGATTTACATTTTGACCATCTACAGTACCAGTATAGAATGCAGATGGATAGGTATTCACACGCGAATATGCATTTGCAGGGTCATTTAACTCGGGAATATTCCCAGACATTTTATAAAATAGCTCCTTTTTCGCAGCAGGGAAATCGCGTTCTACAATATTCAATAGGTACTGTCCCGAATATTGCTGGAGAGTAAAATTACCACAAGTAATTGTGATTTGTTCAATCATTTGCATTCCTAAATTTTTAATCCATTTAAAATCATACGGTGCCCATTGGTCACCATTATTTGGATTCGGATTCATAATCGGACTCCATATATCGGGTATATTTATTACAATATATGTATCCATCAATAAATCGGCATTACGGTCTACTTTAAAGGAAAATGTAGAGGATTCAGTTAATCGTAGATTTCGCTGACCATTATAATCGAGCCGGAATTTTTGTAGTCCAAAATTAGTATATTTTGCATATTTTACTTTAAAAAATGTTTTGGTAGGATTTCCTGTTAGAAATATATTATTAGAACCGACTGAAATAAGATTTAGTAAACCACCAGCCATTATTATATTATATAATTGTTATATATTTATTATTATATTTTGGATATACATTAATTTTTTTATTTTTATTTTTATTATTTTATCTTGTTTATATAATCTATATACTAATGGATTTATCAAATAAAATATTAATTATAATCATTATTCTAATATTTACATATATTTTAATGCGGCTTTTTCAAAGACGTGCTATTCTACAAACGAATTATGATATAAATATCATTGAAAATCGTATCGAAGGGTATGAGAATCAGATTGTAACAGGATTAACAGATGCAAATACGTGTCCTATAAATATCCAGGATAATTTACAGCAACGACTAGATAATATCAATACAATTACTGGTACGAACCCTACTAAAAGTAAACAACTATGTAATTATGCGATTAAAGCCTCCATGAATAGCGCATTTAATGGTACAGAATGTACAACTGACATGATTAATTATGTATTAACACGTGGTTGTAGGTTCCTAGATTTAGCTGTTTTCCAAGACCCACTTAGTTCATCTATTATAGTATCCGTATCTACTGGTTCGGATTTTACATATCCGATAAATCAAGCTGAACCACTTTTTCTATCAGATGCATTGAATTATATTAGCATGTACGGATTTAATAGTACGTGTCCTAGTCCGACTGACCCCCTATTTATACAATTTAGACCACGCCCACCAAAAACTGATTCAGACAATATTATTCTTAAATCTATATATGGTGAGATTTCTAACGGATGCAATACATATTTAAGTACATTTATGATACCACAGATAGGTGGAAAGGCCGTTCAAGTGAAACCTACGACGGATATATCTACATTGCTCGGTAAATGTATTATTGTTATGGATAATACACTATACCAATATTGGACAATTGACTCTTCGAATACTACGAATATTGCAAATATTGTGAACATGAATAATAATATATCGGATTCAAGTGGTGGAACAGATACATTTTCGTATGGTAATCTTCCAACACAAAAGCCATTGACACTTTCACCCGATAAATTTAATTGCGCGGTAAATAATACGATTACCCAAAGTTTATGGATAGATGATAAAAATAAAGATTATAATTCCAATGCGAATTCCTATTTATTATTCCAAAACTATTCTTGTCAGATAGTACCAATGCAGTTTTGGAATAATGGTACGGATTTATATAATTACGAAATGTTATTTAATAATTGCGGTGGTGCAATAGTACCGTTATCTTTAGTCTATAGTAAAGTAAGTGTAAGTACGAATCCATATATTGCTTATCCTACACCTATATTTACGATGCCGATTTATGGTAATCAAACCACATCGATTATTGTTATAGTAGGATGTTTAGGAATAGCAGGTTTTATAGTTTATCGTGAGTTTTATTGAGAGATTTATAAATATATCCAAAATATATTTATATATTATAACTAAGGCACTTCCAAAATATATATTCAATGTCAACATATAAAAAAAATTCGAAATTCAATACCGAATTATGTGATGATAAAATGACATTTGAGGAATGTGAATTAACCGTACTTAGACACGCTGTCGATGAAACAACGAATCTGCAAGGAAAAGAGGCGGTTGAAAATGACGATATTAAAAAGATGGTATTGATTTTGGAAAATTTCTTGATTCGTAAAAAGTGTATTTGTTATGGCGGGACTGCGATTAATAATATTCTTCCAAAAGATGTACAATTCTATAATCGAGAGATTGAGATTCCGGACTACGATTTTTTCTCGAAAAATGCGCTTTCGGATGCAAAAGAGCTAGCTGATATTTATTTTAATCAGGGATTTACCGATGTCGAGGCGAAATCGGGAGTACATAAAGGTACCTATAAAGTATTCGTGAATTTCATTCCTATTGCGGATATTACCTACATGGTCGATGAAATCTACGATAATTTAGCGAAAGAGGCGATTACAATTTTAGGAATCAAGTACTGTCCGCCGAATTATTTACGAATGTCGATGTATTTAGAACTCTCTCGACCTGCTGGAGATGTGAGTCGTTGGGAAAAGGTTTTTAAACGTCTGAATCTCTTAAATAAATATTATCCATTGAAACCAGATATTGATTGTAAGAAAGTGAATATCGAACAAAACTTGAAAAAACAATTGGACCCTACAATATCTTCAGTAATACGCGATAGTTTCATACAACAAGGTGTAGTATTCTTCGGAGGATATGCTGCAAATTTATATTCGAATTATATGCCTAAGGCAGTAAAACGGCTCACAAATAAAATACCCGAATTCGATGTACTAGTAGTTGACCACGAGAAATGTGCGCAAATTATAAAGGAAAGACTAGAAGATGCAGGAATTAAAAATATCGAATTAATTGAACACGAATCTATTTCCGATGTTATTCCAAAAAATATTGAAGTACAAGTAAATGGAAAATCGCAAGCGTTCATTTATGAACCCATTGCTTGTCATAATTATAATGTGATGAATATTGATAAAGTCAAAATAAATATTGCAACGGTAGATACGATGTTGAGTTTTTATTTAGCATTTATTTATTTAGATAATAAATACTATAATAAAGACCGTATTTTATGTTTAGCGAAATATTTATATGAAGTAGAAAATCATAATCGTCTGGAAC